ACTTCGCCAGTCTATACACACCCAGAGATGTTTGACTCAAATGGGAATGTAATACCAGACGAAATTTTAGCAGTACGATTTGAAAATGACTATGACGACTACGAAGACGAGGAAGAAGACTGAGGAATCAATCCCACCTCTTCCCACAAATCCATTTGTTTTTGAAGTTCTAGAACTTACATCAAAACAAAGAAGTAATGAAAAGAAAGTAGAGGTTTTAAAAACTTACGATCATCCCTCTATTAAATCCGTTTTAATTTGGAATTTTGACGAGACTGTAATCTCTCTTCTTCCAGAGGGTCCTGTCCCTTATGGTGACGTAAAAGATCAAAACGTTTATTCTGGAAATCTCTCCGATAATCTTTCTAGAGAAGCTGCGGGTGGAGAATCAGCAACTACCCAAGATCTTCAAGGTCTTGGAAAAACTTCTCTCCGCAGAGAATATCAGAACCTTTATCACTATGTTCGTGGTGGTAACAATTCACTTTCTACAATTCGTAGAGAGATGATGTTTATTAATCTTCTTGAAGGTCTGCATCCTAGAGAAGCAGAATTATTGTGTCTCGTAAAGGATAAGAAGTTACAAACTAAATACAAAATCACTCATGAAAATGTAAAAGAGGCATACCCCGATATTCAATGGGGTGGTCGTTCATGACAGTTGCAGTAAGTACGGAGAAGCGTATGGCAGATAATGGAAGAGAAGACAGAAGTGTTCTGCCCAGCAACTATGGATGCGAAATTCTTCTAGAAAAAACAACAGTTGAAACCGCAAAAGATTCTTCTTTTCCAAATGATGCTTATCTAATTTGGTATAATCTTGATGGAAAGGATTGTGTTGATCTTGTAAGAGGAACTAGAGTGCGTATCTTTGATATGTATTATGATAAGTATGGTCCTGATGTTGTCCAAAAAATTGATTTTGGATACGGAAGAACTAACCCAAAACTATGGGGATACAAACAACCAGAAAAAAAGAAAAGAAAATGAGTGAAGGTTTTAGTGAAGAAAAAATTGAAGTTGCAATTTACAAAGACGAGGTAAAAAAACTTCTTAAAAAATATAAGAAAATAAAAAAATACCAAAGATCTTCAATTTTTGAAGTTAAGACACTGGATGGAACTGAAACGTATGTGAGTCAATTGATTAAAGAAGCAGAAGAGAATGGGGAAACATTATCTACTTAACCTATATGGTTGTTCGTTTGTCCTTTTGGATGATGAACGTTGCCTTATAGATCTATTAGAAAATGCTGCAGCAGCAAGTGGCGCAACTGTAGTTCAAACAATTTCAAAAAAGTTTGAACCGCAAGGGGTTACTGTTATTTGTTTATTGTCGGAAAGTCATATTAGTATTCATACTTGGCCAGAGGAAGGTAAGGCAGCAGTGGATGTTTATACTTGTGGTGATTGTAATCCTAAGATTGGATGCGATATCATTATTCAGCAACTTTACGCCCAGAATCATACATTAAGTTATATTGAGAGATAATGGTATAATAAGGATACTAATTTTGTATTAATTGTTACCATTTGCACATAAAAAGTTGCCTATATAGTTTGAATAGGGGTATAATAATCCCCTACCGTTCATCCTATGACTAAAGCACTCTTGCTTTTAGGATGGGTTCCACTTCTTTCTGTCTCTACGCCACAACTTATCAAAAACAATTATCCCGTGAGTATAAGTTGTGACGCGGCGTGGGAACTTATGGACATCGTTAAAAACGACGATGTGGTCCATCAGAAAAAAGAAGACCGATTACTATTAGAACTCCGAAAGGATGTTGTGACTAGGTGCTGAACTGAATAGGACGGAAGTAAGCCGACGCGGAACGGAACGTTCATCCCATTGGGACGCAAACGCCGACTGAAGGAACGCTCTTTAACCTAAAAACTAAGGAGAACCCTAATGTCAAAAGTAGTTTATCGTGGTGTTGAATACGATACCCAAAAGCGTATCGAATATCAACAGCAAATGATGCAACAACCCCAACAATACAACGAAACCTATCGTGGTATTAAGTTTGTAAAAGAGGGGCACAAGTGATGCAAAAACTAAACTTCCTTCAACTTATTAAAGAACAAAAACAAAAAGAAGAGAGACGCCAAAAAGCATCTCTTGCTACTCTGGTAGCAGCAAAATAATCACTTCGGGAGGTTGACACCTCCCTTTTTTTTAACTATAATTACATGGTCAGGGTTATAAAAATGGATAGAGAAAAACTTAAACTGATCGTTCATAATCTAGAGTTACTAGTTGACTCTTTAAAATCTGAAGTTTATTCAGATGTGGACGCATATAAAGCATCTTACGAAGAAGTAGCACCTTACATTTCTGATTACGACGAAGTATTTTATGATGGAGACGACGATGGATATCCCGACTGAATTTGAGTTTATGAAACCAGAAGTAAAGCTCATCAGCGTAACTCCTGACGCAGAAAAGCATATGGCATACTGTGCTCGGGTTAGTAATCCGGCAAATCAACAGAACGAAAAGTTTTCTGGATTGCTTAAGTATTGTATTCAACATCAGCATTGGAGCATCTTTGAGCAAGCAACAATGACGGTGGAAATTAATACAACTCGTGGTATCGCGGCTCAAATTCTTCGACATCGTTCTTTTACGTATCAAGAATTTTCACAGCGTTATGCTGATGCAAGTCTTCTGGGAAAATCTATTCCTCTTCCTGAACTTCGTAGGCAGGATGATAAGAATCGTCAGAATAGTATTGATGATCTTCCTGATTATTTGAAACTGACTCTATGTGAAGACATTAGAATGCACTTTGAGCAGTCTCTACGCATCTACAATCGCCTTCTGGACAAGGGTGTGGCAAAAGAGTGTGCTCGCTTTGTATTGCCCTTGGCTACGCCCACAAGACTCTATATGACTGGCTCTGTAAGGTCATGGATACATTACATTGATCTTCGCTCTGCACATGGTACTCAAAAAGAGCATATGGAGATTGCAGAACTTATTCGTTGCATCTTTACTTGTCAGTTCCCTGCTGTGTCTGAAGCACTTGGTTGGACTCGTGAAGGATGTTCTGAATGTGTAGATGCACCTTCGATTACTATTGAATAAATATTCTTACAATTTATGTAACTTATGGCGACTTATCCTGTTATTAATAAAGAAACTGGTGAACAAAAAGAAGTGACGATGAGCGTTCACGATTGGGACCAGTGGAAAAAAGATAATCCTGATTGGGACAGAGATTGGTCAGATCCCTCAACCTGCCCTTCATCAGGAGAAGTTGGTGAGATTTATGACAGACTTAAAAAGTCTCATCCTGGATGGAATGATGTTCTTCATAAAGCATCTAAAGCTCCTGGATCCAAAGTAAAACCAATCTAATTACTTATATGCCTGCTAAGAAAAACACCCCGAAGTCACCAGTGCCATTTGGTATGAGCAACAGACAAATGAAACGCAAAAAACCAATCAATTCAGATTTGATGAGGACTATTGATCCTCTTACTGATAATCAAAAAGAACTCTATCGTTGCTATAAGAACGATCAGAATATCGTTGCTTATGGATGCGCGGGAACAGGTAAAACATTTATCACACTCTATAATGCTCTTAGGGATGTGTTAGATGAAAGATCTCCATATGAAAAGATTTACATTGTAAGATCTCTTGTTGCTACTCGTGAAATTGGTTTTCTTCCTGGAGACCATGAAGATAAGTCCTCACTTTATCAAATTCCCTATAAGAATATGGTGAAGTATATGTTTGAGTTGCCAACAGAAGCAGACTTTGAAATGCTTTATGGTAATCTTAAAACTCAGGGTACAATTAGTTTTTGGTCTACCTCTTTTATTAGAGGAACTACACTTGATAATGCAATTATCATTGTTGATGAATTCCAAAACTTGAACTATCATGAACTTGATAGTATAATCACTCGTGTTGGTGAAAATAGTAAGATTATGTTCTGTGGTGATGCTACTCAGAGCGATCTTATTAAATCTGCAGAAAAGAATGGCATTGCAGACTTTATGAAAGTTCTTCGTATTATGCCTTCAATTGATATTATTGAATTTGGAGTTGATGACATCGTTCGCTCTGGATTGGTGAAAGAATACATCCTTGCTAAAATGGAAGTTGGTTTATGAGTTTTGTTCATTGTAATTACCTAGGTGATCTTGAATTAGAAAAAAAAGAACAAAATGGTATCCGACTCTATAATCTTCCGAATGGAGCGTGGGTGCCATCAATTACATCTGTGACTTCATTCTATAATCGTCAAATCTTTGTGAAGTGGCGTGAGCGTGTTGGCCTTGAGGAGGCAAATCGTATTACAAGAAAGGCAACAGCAAGAGGCACAGATTTTCACCAAGTTTGTCAGGATTATCTTGAGAACAAAGAACTTGTTTGGGACAACTATCAACCCTTAACCAAGTTTATGTTCTATCATGCAAAGCCTTATCTTGATAAGATAAATAATATACATGCAATTGAACGTACACTCTACTCAGAGTATCTTGGATTGGCAGGAAGAGTAGATTGTATCGCTGAATATGAAGGCGAACTTGCAGTAATTGATTTCAAGACTTCCGAAAAAATTAAACCAGAAGAGTGGATCGAAAACTATTTCGTTCAAGAAACATTCTATGCTGCTGCATACTATGAACTGACTGATATTGTTCCCGTAAAACTTATCACTATTATGGTAACTCCTGGTGGTGAAGTTAAAATATTTGACAAAAGAAACAAAGGGGATTATATTAAGTTATTAGTTCGGTATATCAAAGAATTTGTACGTCACAATACTAGGCAAGATGGAGAATGAATTAGAGAAGGTTCTAGAGAGCAA